AAGTAAGCTGGGCCGCCTTGAATTAAAGTAGGTCTAGGAGGAGCAGGTCTAGCCATAGCTGATCCCATGCCACCAACAGAGTCTCTGCCAGGTATGCCTTTTCTCATAGCGTTTTTAAATAATCCCATTAGGAAATGCCTTTAAACTTAGTACCTCTAAGAGCAGCACCGCCACCTCTTGATTCTCCACCGCCATACCCTTGTGGTTGTGGTGCAGAGCCATTAGGAATTTTCTTAAGATCAGAATAATTAACAGTACCTTGATCTTTAATCGTTACGCTTGATTTTACTTTTTTCATATTACTTTCCTTTTTTAGTTGATTTTTTTTTTCTTGCTTTGCTCAAGGCAATAGCAATAGCAGTTTTTTGTTTCTTGCCGCTTTTAACCAACTCACCTATATTAGCAGATATAGTCTTTCTACTGCTACCTTTTTTTAGTGGCATTTTATTTTTTGTTCTTAGTTCCTGCTGGTCTGCCTTTTTTCTTAGCTACGGTCTTAGCTTTAGGCTTAGACTTAGTTTTAGTTTTTGGCTTTTCTTTTTTAACTTTGACTGCGGTTTCTTTAAGGAGCTTCTCAGCATCTTTGTCTGCTTTCTTGGCGATTGCTTCGATATCGATTTTTCTATCTGCATCTTCATTGATGATCGTCCCATTGCCATTGTTAATCTCCTCTTCTTTTTTAAGCTGTGCTTTATTAACAGCCTGCATTTTTTGTCTAACTGAACTCATAATTATCCTCTCATTATATCCATTGCTTTAAATTGTGCGGCTTGATCCATACGATCTCTAGCTATGTCGTCCTTCATTGTAGCTATTTCTCTTTGAATTGCCAAACGCTGTTCTGCAAGATTGGTATTCTCCATAGATTTCATAGCATCAAACTCTTGTCTTTGTGCAAATTCTTCACGTTTTCTTTGTACATCGTCAGCCTTAATATCTAATTCCTTACCTCTTAGTTCTACTAAAGGATCAGGTTGTGGTTGTGGTGGCATAAACATAGCATTAATTTGTTCTGTTAACTGAGCAATAACTGCTGCTATATCTTTAGCAACTTTATTTTGAAGTTGTTGCTGATACTGTTGTGCCATTTCAGGCGGTAACTGTTGCATCTGTTGCATCATTTGCTGGAACTCTGGATTCTGTGCATTTTGCTCATCAACTATTTCAGCAGATCTAAAAGATACATGCTGATAAATATGTGCTTGAATTAAAGATAACACCATAGGATTAGCTTGAGCTGTCATAGTTCCATACAAGGACATGTGAGAGTTAATGTGTGCATCGTGATCTTGTCCTGCAAATGCTTGAGCTGGCATACCTGATATCAAAGATGCATTCTCATTAGCAGGATCCATAGGCATAGGTTGTGGTGGTGGCGGTAGAAGTTTCTCAACATCTTGTACACCCATAGCACCGTACATTCTTCTGTATGCTTCATGCAATCCAGCAGGCCCGTGTATCTCAGGATTACTTTGTACTGTTCTTAATATCTCTTGAGCCAACATAACTCTCTGACTCATGGAGAAAGTATTAGGATCTGATACAGGTAATACGTCTACTCTGTCATCAAAGTCTTGAGCTTTAATAGTTTGGTTGCCGTTAGCTGTAAAGTAAGGATAGTCTGGTGGTAAGTATTCACTAAAGACAGAGGCTAGTATTTCAAACTCTATTCTTTGAGACGAATGCAATCTTTTGTGGATCGCACTCATTACACGAGTGCCACGTTCTAATAACGCAATCGTTGTTCCAACAGGAGCATTCTGATTGCCATCACCAACTTGTGTATCAGCTATCGAAGCGAAACGCCTTCCACTGTCGACCAAGATACCCAGGAGAGAGAGTAGGGTTTGGCTTGGTTCCTTAAAAGGTAACGGTACAAAGGCATCTCGCAAACTTCCGCCAGGGGCATCCATGTCTCTGAACTCACCAGGTTGAAGTGGTTGATCATCATTACGGATACGAATACCACGGGCTTTAAATCCAGCAGGTAAGTTCGATAGAGTACCTGAATCAATTAGCTGTCTTAGAATCGAAGTCGATGCTTTAGACAAGCCACCTATCATGTGAGTCAAACCAAAGCCGTAGAATCCTAGACCTGGTAAGAATTTATAGTGAACAAAGTAGTTAATACGTCTTTTTAATTGATCTGTTTCTTTGTAGTTTCTACGTATAGATAACACCTTATCATTTGCTATAGTAATGATATAAGGTAGTTTTATGCCTGTTGGCTCTCCTTCAGAGTCAAGTTCTTCGTATCCTTCTAAATCTAATTCAGTATGAACTTCATGAACTCTGCACGTATCATTGTCATCGTAACTAGGGCTAACGCCTTGAAGCTCATCTATTTCTTCTTGAACCTCATCAATATCATCAGCCATCATGCTACCTGTAGATATATCTACGTCACGATAAAAGCCCACTTGTTGTAATTTCTTGATGTCATTCATTGACATATCAATGACATGCGTAATTCTTGTAGCACTATGTAAGTCAGTGGCGGCGTAAGGTACGATTAAGTCCTCACTAGGTATAAACTTTGATACAGCTCTGCCTAGATTCTGATCGTAGTAAACTTTTCTAAATGCAGATCCTGATAGCGGTAGATAAAACAACATCTGATCTGTTTCAGAGTCATACTCTTTCATAACCTGCATAAGCTGGTAGTTCATAAACTCTTGTACACGTGATGCCTGTTGCTCTGTTTCAGCGTTAGACATACCAATAACTTGAGTCTTAACAGGCCCTTGAGATGGTAGTAATTCGTTATAAGCCTGTGCTTGGAACTGGGTAACAGATTCAGCTAAAAGCGGGTGCATAACTCCAGAGGCACCCTCAAATGGCTGGGATCTTTCCTCGTACTTCATACCTAAGTATTCAAGTCCTTCTTTGTAAGTCTTCTCCCAGTCAGATCGAGACTCTTTATCAGAATCAATGTTGCCCATTAGATCATTAACAACATTGCTAAGATCAGAAGAATCTAAATCTTCAGCTAAGTTAGCATAAAAGTCTGTATTCTCTACTGGTGGAGTAACATCACCAAACATGATAGAGCCATCATCCATTTCTTCAAAACCTTCAAAGTCAGGATTCTCCTCTTCGATGTCAACTTCAACTTCCATTTCCTTTGAACGATCACGAACTCCTAGTTCTACTTGATCTTCAAAGGTAATAGCCTTATCTATGTCTGCCATGTTATTCCTTTTATTTTAAAGCTCTGCCAAAACCTCTTTTAGCTGCACCAACTCCTTTCGGAGAAATTGTAGCAGGGGTTTTTTTAACAGCAGAATTTTTTTGTCCTACTCCAGATTGATCATCTTTGATACGATCACTTTGTATTTTAGCACCACCTAAAGTACCTGCTGCTACAAATCCAGCTGTTGTTGCAAGATCTTTTTGTTCTTGACTAACCTTTCCATGTTTCTTGGTTTTCTTTTTAACTTTTGCTCTATCAACAATTTCTTTAGATTTTTTTAAAAACTTTGTTATCTTTCCCATATTATTTACCTTTTGTTAATTTCATATATTCTTTTTTCATTTCAATTAATTCTTTAGATTCTTTGTTAATAGTTTTATTAGTTAAATATTGAGAGTCTTGTTGAAGTTTATTTTGTTTGTTGTATATCTTAGTCTTTAATTTATCAGCAACTTCCTTAACTCCTTTTATTTTACTCATTATGTCTCCTAATAATATATTCGTTGTCTAGGGACTGGCTCATCGTCTTCCTCGTCTGAGTCCAATCTTATAAAATTACCTTGACGAAATCTTAGTATAGCCTGTGTTGTTGAATCTACAAAATCATCGTGCTCTCCAAATGGGAAAGCCGCACATTCTTCTATCACTTCTTCTGCGAAGATCGTATCTGGAGCCCAAACCATACCAGCTTCAAATACAGGTGACGCTGAATGTACACGAGTAACTTTGTCTCTTCCTTTAGTCGGGCGATAGTTCACAACTGGGATCCCCATCATCCTCAACTCATGCGTCAAAGGTGTACCACTTGCTTGGGATTCTACCAACACTATGTCAGGTTGCCAAGACATAAATTCATCATAGGCTGTAGTCTTCAACTCAGGAAAGTCCCAGCGTCCTTTTCTAGCATCGAGCAAGATAATAGATTCAGGAGCACCATCGCTAGGACGGAACACGCCCCATGTGGTAATCGCGGAGTAGTCAGCTGTCTCCTTAGAACTAAACGCGGTATCGTAGGACTGTAATATGTAGGTGGTGTTGGGCGGTTCATCGTGTTCCCATATCTGCCACCAGTCTCGCTTGAGCAAAGCACCCTCTTCACTGGTAGGATTCTGCATATACTGAGCATTCCACTTAGATATAGGGATCGAAGCCTTAACAGACTCCAGCTCCTCGAGCTTCCAAAACTCGGGCCATAAAGGCGTATTATCCTCTAATATCGCAGGTAATTCTAATATATCCCACTGATCTGCGTGGTCTTCTGACATTCTCTTAAGTAGCTTTTCAGTAAGATCAAGCGTACTCCAACGCGTCATAACAATAACTATGATTCCGCCAGGCTGTAAACGCTGTCGCGGCCCCGAGGTGTACCACTCGTAAGCGGACTCTAGTGCAGAAGGTGAGAGGGCATCCTGTTCCGAATGAGGATCGTCAATGATAAGGAGGTCAGCACCTCTACCCGTAATTGCTCCACCGACTCCCGCCGCGAAATATTCTCCGCCATGGTTGGTTTCCCATCTTCCTGCGGACTTACTGTCTGCTGAGAGTCTGACTTTTTCAAAGATCTGTTTGTACTCATCTGTGTCCATAAGGTTTCTAACCTTACGCCCGAAACGAGCAGATAATTCTGCCGTATGGGTAGTTTGCATTATTTTCATATCAGGATGCAAGCCCATGATCCAGCTTGGAAAGAATACAGATGCAAACTCAGACTTGGTATGACGGGGTGGCATGTTCACGATCAGCCTCTTGGTCTTACCCATGGCTACATTCTCTAGCTTCTTAGCAAAGAGTTTATGATGTTCGCCCTCTATGAAGCCGTCCCATACATGCTTAACGTATTCGATGAAGTCTGTGTGTGCAACATTGCTGACTTCCATTTGCTTCAAACGATTTTGGATCATGACCATCTCTTTTAGAGCGGCATCTGGTACGTGTTCTAGTTTAGTTTTTTTATCAGGCATCTCAAAATGTTTCTCTCCATGTGAAATATAGTACCCCATTATGGTACCTAATTAAAGCAAGGGGGGGGTGAAATGGTTTAAGCTCTAATTATTTATGTTGATAGTTATTTATATACTCAAAAAAAAAAACGCGTGGCACTATATGTGGGGGTACCCCCTAAGCAAAACGCGA